GGACCAGCAGTCCAGCACCATCAGGTGGGACGCGCCTTCCTTGTCGTGGAAGCTGCCGAGCACGACGCACGCCGTGCTGTCGGCGTCGCCCTTCTTCTTGTCGTACGTCGCCTCGGTGAAGGCAGTGTCCAGCGACAGGATGATGTAGTCCAGCGCGGGCAGCGGCTTCTTCGCAGGCCACAGGCGGAACCAGCTACGCTTGATGATGCCGCTCTCTTCGGGGTCGATCAGTTCGCCGTACAGTTCCTGCCGCCCGAGCGTCGTGCCCTCGTACTGCTCGAGCTGCTTGAAGAAGCTGTCGGGCAGGTTGGCCTTGTTGTCGAACGTCGAGCCACGCACGATGATGCGCCTGTCCTGCGGCGCGCTCAACTTGCGGATGATCTCCTTGGGCTTGGGCGTCGTCGTCCACACGACCTGCGGGTTGCTGCCGAGGCGCATCCCGAACATCGCCATGTCCCACGTCTCTTGGTCGTACTGCCACGCGGCCAGCTCGTCGAACCAGCCGCGACAGTGCTGCGGGCCGCGCAGTCGCTCAGGCTTCTCAGCCGTGAAGCCACGGATCGTGCTCACGCCGCCCGCGATGTTGCGCATCTTGATGAACATATCGGACTTGTTGTGCTCGATCAGCAACTCAGGCGGCAGGACAGACAAGATCCCGCTCTCGCCCTCGAAGGCCGTTATTTTAACGTCTTGGTACGTAGGACAGATGACGCAGCTATCGAAGCCGCTCGGGTCTTCATATGCGGCGCGCGTGATCCACTCGGCACCGACGCGTGTCTTTCCGAAGCCGCGACCTGCGAGGAAGCCCATCTCGCTCCAGCCGTCGCGCGGCACGATCTGGTTGTCGCGTGCGGTCGCCATCCACCTGCGCTGCCAGTCGAGGTGCAGGCGCTGCGCCGGGTCCAACTGGGCGAGGATCGTTGAGACGTCCGTCATGCGTTCCGGTAGAGGGTCAGCGTCTCACGCAGTTGGGCGTTGGCCTCGCGGATCTTGTCGTAACGCTCATTGGCCAGATGCAGGGCGTAGTTGAGCGCGCGCTGTTCGAGTTCGTGCTTCGACGCGGCGGCCTCAAGGTCAGCGATGCGACGCCACGGGCCGAGCGGCGCGCGCCAGTCGAAGCCGAACGGCATGGCGAAGCGGAGGCGGCGCGCGTGCCGGTCCCAGTCGACATACAGGCTGGTCCAAGGCGTGCACAGGATCAGGCCCTTGGCCTTCGGCTCCCAGAGGATGTTGAGACCGGGGCGCACCATCTCGCCTTCGCGGCGGCGGTAGATCACTTGCCCACCTTCTGGTTGCGTAGGGCCTCGGCCAGAGCCTGCGTCAGGGCCACGCTGTCCACGCTGTCGGCCTTGAAGGTCTCGCCCTCCTTGTTCCCGATCTCGTGCGTCTGCTTCTCGCCGTACTTCTTCGGGTTCCACTTAGCCAGCAGCTTGAGGCGCGTCTCGATGCGGAGCTTGCTGCGCTGGACGTGCTCGGCGTCGAGCGTCTCCTTGACCGAGCCGTCCTTCATCTTGCGCTCGACCCAGTCGTTGGTGCCGTCGTCGGCGATGTCGAGGATGTCCTCGGCGATGGCGTCATAGCCCACGTCGCGTGCGTGCGCGATGCGTGCGGCCATGTCCGCGTCTGCGTCCATCCAGCTATACACCGTGCGCCAATTCGGCATCCCCTCACGGCGGCACAACTCACGGAGCGAAATGCCGTCAGACAGCCCCTCGACGATCTCGTCGATGATCTCACCCCTGCGCTCTGCGTAATCGGTCATCGGTCCTGCGTGCTCCGCTCGATGTGTCTCATTCGCACAAATAGCATCAGCACGACGCAACCGCAATAGGCGCGCTGCACCATGCAGCACGACGCATGATGCAGCACGAGCAACTTCCGGGGCTGGTCAGCAAAAGGCGCAGCGCAGCACAGCATCTGCTCGGTGCAGCATTTGCAGCACACGGGGTACCCCTAAAGGGGTAACCCCTCCATGCTGCATAAATGCTGCATTTCTCCGAGCTGCACCATTTGCAGCATAAGCCTTAATGCTGCAAATGCTGCATGATGCAGGGGCATGAAAAAAAATGCAAATAGGGTATTGCAATGCCTGATTGAACCTGCCATACACTGCTTAACAGCAACGGAGACACACCATGACCAATCTTCTCGACCGCGCCCTCGCCGACTGCACCACCCTCGCAGAAGCCAAGGCAATCGCCCGTGACCTGCGCCACACCGCGCGCGTCGTCTCTGACAAGTACGGCGATGGCCACCCCACCACGCTCATCTTCGACAACCGCTACTGGAACTTCGTCGACGCGATGGCCGAGCGTTTCGCTTAATCAACAGGAGCAACCGACATGACATTCAATACAAAACGCGCCGCCGACGACTACGCCAAAAGCCTGACCGCAGACATGCGCGGCGTCCACAAGCACAAAGCCGTTGCTGCTCATGAGTGGCGCTTCGACCGGATCTCGGGTGCGTACGATCTCGCGCCATGCTGGACCGTCGTCCTCTCCTGACCGGCAGCAATCACCCCCAAACTTTTTTCATCAGGGGGGTTGCAATGCCTAATTGCATCTGCCATACACTGCGTATCAGCAACACGGAGTTAAGCACATGACCTACCAGATCACCACCGCCCCCAGCTACCAGTGCGACGGCAAGCGCGTTCCCACCATCCAAGTCTTCGACGCATCGGGCGCGACCATCAGCTTCTGCCGCCGCCGTCACTTTGAAGCCAAGGCCGCGTGGATCGCCCGCGCACTCAGCACCGCAGCATAAGGAGACCCCCGACATGACCTACCTCGTCCGCACATACCGCATCGACAGCGGCGCACACGTCGCCCACCTCGACCGCACGTTCAACACCGCAGCAGAGGCGCGCGACCATGCACTGGCCGCGAACTGCAAGGCCTACACGCCCTTCATCAGCACCGTCAGGGAGATCGCAGCATGACCATCCTTACATCAATCGTAAACGTCCAGTGGGAAGATCCCAAGGGCATTGAGCGCGACTGCGACGTCCTCGTCGAGTACACGTACGACGGCGACGTTGACGTCCTCTCAGCCGACATCATCGAGGGCGGCGAGCCTTACGGCATCAGCGAGAGCGACTTCGACGATCTGGTCGACGCAGCCGTCGCAGAGCGCGCACCCGAAGCCTACGCCGACTGGCTGTCAGGCCAAGACGACAGCAAGGAATACTGATGAACATCGAAGCACTCACCTCCGCGCCACACGACGCGGATCTCATCGCCTACGCGGAGGACAACACCTTCGCCGTCATCCTGCGCCGCCCGGATGGCATGTGTAACGTCATCGCACGCTGCGACCCATCAGGCTTCAACCTGCTGTGCCTCGGCGCGTCAGAGGCGCGTAAGGCCCTCTGGTCGCACGACTTGGGACACTTCATTACAGGCACAGTCGAGCAGATGGTGAGGGAGGCATGAAACTCACCGATATGCACAACAGCGCCATCAGCAGCATGTACCGCAGGAACGTCATCTACGATCAGGCCCTCGGCAACAAAGGCACAGGCACGATCATCTCCGTGCCGCACAACGGCAAGAACGTGCGCATACAGGCCAAGCCCATCGCTCCAGTGGCCGCGTATGACGCGTGGCTGCGGGGCAGCAACCGCCACAGGAACAGCCACAACAAGCGCACCGGGGCCAAGCTCCGCCGCATCGTCATCATGCGCAGGCAAGGCTCGTCATGGGCCGAGTGCGGCGCTGCCGTTGGCGTGGGAGGCTCCTGCGCCAAGGACTGGGTGGACTTCCTGCCATTCGATCTGGCCGTGTAAAATAATTGTTGCAATGCTTGGTTGTATCTGGCAGAGGACGTTCATTAGCAACACAGGAGCACACAATGATCAAGCCAAACATTAGCATTGTCGGCAGCAGCATCGACGATCTGGTCAATCCGCGCCGTAAGGCCATGCACCACCTCGTGGACGCCATTGAGGCGCTCAGGCAGGCCGCGCCGAACGGCAGGGACTACATCGGCAACCATGACCAGTGCGCGCATGATCGCGACCTGCACTTCATCCGCCTCGAGAAGATCAAGGCTCTGCACGCAGAGCTGATGGCCGAGGCACTTTACATCAAGGAGCAAGGACAGTGACCTACGACCGCGACGCGGCCCACGGCCTGACCGGCACGCTCGATCAAGTTTTAAACGAAGGAAACCCCCGACATGACTATTGAACAAGACAGCCTACCCGACCGCTTCGCCATCCGCCGGGAGACCAGCATCAAGATTTTGTGCGACTGGCACGAGGACGCCCTCGACCTGTTCGACAAGATCAAGGCGCAAATCTCCGTGCACAACCTGATTGAGGACCACGACGAAGAGAGTTACGAGTGGGCCGACCGCGCCAAGTTGAAGGCAGCCTACGCTGGCACAGCCCTGCGCCGCATTGAGCGCCGCATGATTGAGTTGGGTCTCGACCTGCCACTGACCGTAGACCGCTACGAGCGGCAGCGCATCCGCTTCCTTGAGGGCCTCGCCAACTTCCTACAGCGCCTCTGTGATGACCACGGCATTGAGCACGGCAGCACCCCCATACGCATTAAGAAGAACGAAGCATGATCACCGAGGACACGCCAGAGGCCGACAGCGCCGAGATGTGGGAGTGGAAGCACGACCAACTGCGCGAGCAGTACGACGCCCTCGTGATCAGCCACGGCAACTTACAGGCGAGCAACACACGCCTGTACAACCGGATCTCAGAGCTGACGGAGAAGGTCGAACGACTGACCGGCAGCATGACCATCGCCCAGCTCCGCAACGCTGGGTACAACGTACACATTGAAGAGGACTGAACATGAAGAAATGGATTGCAGAGCGTCTGATCCTTCTGGCCATCCGGCTGGACGTAGAGACGGTCATTTACGCAGCGTTCGACATCATCAACACGCTGTTTGATAGCCTCGACGATGAGCAGGACGCGGCCAAGCCCAAGGGCAAGGCCGGTCGCCCACTGGGCAGCAAGGACAAGCAGCCGCGCAAGCGCCCGGTTCGCAAGGGAGACGCAGCATGACCGGCCCGGACCCCCTGCTGTTCTTCACCGTGATCGCGATAGTGGTCACCACCATCTACCTGATCCTCACCGCGCCGAATTTGACGGCGGAAGAGCGCAAAGAGATGGAGGACGATTGGCCATGACCGACCAAACACCAGAAGACTGGGTGCTGATCGAAGCCCAAGCGGCAGAGATTGAGCGGCTGCGTGAGGCGCTGCATACTCCGCTGGCCTTTATTGAAGCCCTCCACGAAAATGATCCAGACGATCAAATTGAGGACAACGGCATGACCGTGCTTGATGGACTGAAACAGCAAGCGCCATCTATCATAAAAACAATCCGCGAAGCCCTAGCAGGAAAGGCAGAGCAATGAGCGACGACATGACGCTAATAGAGAGATTGCGCTGGGGTGCTTGGTATTTCGACAACCCACATGATGGGAAGGCTTATGCCAGCGACGATCCACTGGAAGCCGCCGACCGCATCGAAGCCCAAGCGGCAGAGATTGAGCGGCTGCGGGGGCATTTGGAAATATGGATATTCCACACTCAACGGGCGATGGGGCAGAAGCCTGACGATGCCCGCGCCTATGCCAAGGCTTGGCTTTTTCGCAATGCAAACGGGGAGGAACCGGAATGATCGACAGGACAAAAGAAATGGACAGCCTGATTGCACAGGACGCAGACTTGATTGACGTACCCTCTGGGGTGACGGAGGAAGATCGTGAAGTGCTTATCCGCCTCAGCAATCCAGATGACGAAACTGCCCAGCGTATTCGGCGCGGACTGATCTATACGTGGGAGGCTAGGCAGATCGCCAACCACCGCGAACAGGCAGCAGCAGAGGAGCGCGCCAAGATTGTGGCGTGGCTGCGGAGCGGTAGGATTGCGCTGAGTATGGACGGAAGCAAGGAAGATGTAGCCGCCAGCGCCATCGAAGCAAAGGAGCATTTGAAATGAGCGCATTGGGAATAACATTCGTGGCCTTGGCGTTGTCGTGGCTGATTGGCCGCATCACGTCGGTGATCGACCACCCAATAGCCGACGTGATCCACATCATCTGCGTCCTGATCTTCTTCGGCGCACTGGTGACCGGCATCGTGCTGGTGGGGATGATGCTGTGATCGAAGAGCGCATCACCAAGCTACGTGAGAACGAGCAAGCCTGCTGGGGCATGGCCAAGGTCTTCCTCAGCAACGCAGACGCGCACGGCCTGCACGACATGGGCGTCGAGATACAGGCCATCCAACTGGCCATCCGCGAACTGGAGAAACTGAAATGAGCGACAACGATAAGCCGCTGGCTGAACAGCTACGTTCTGCTGCGGAAGATATGGATGGACCCCTACTTCCGGTGTCACGTATGTATATGCAATTGGCTGACCGCGTTGAGGCTTACGAAGTTGGGATCAAGCAACTTGCGGCAGAGATCGGCCAACTGCGTTACGCGTTGTCGGATTGCCTGACCTACTGCCCTGACTACATCCACGGCCAGCCTAAGATCAAATATGAGCGTCTCGCTCGTCCACCGGAGAAACTGAAATGACACAACGCTACCGCGAACGGTTTGCGCCCGCCCGGATCGCGCAGTCCAAGTTGACGGAAGTCACGCATGACAATCGCAACGTGATCGACCAGACGTCCGTCCGCTACTTTGCGGACCTCGTCGAAGGCTCCAAGGCGCTCTGCGCGGCGCTGCTGCGGTCTGGCAAGCTGCACGGCCCGATGACGACCGAGCAGCAGATCGACGCCGTCAAGTATGCACACGACATCACGGACGACGTGCGGTTGCCGCGGCGGCCACGCGCAGCCCCTCGCAACGTCTTGTGGGGGTAAATCAAGTGAAGCAACTGATCGGCGTAACTGCCTTCCTCTTCTTTTTTTGGGCCTTGTGGACGATGACGCCATAAAGGCTATTGCAATGCCTCATTGTATGTGCGAGGAGGCGTCATCAGCAACGTGAAAGGCAGTCACATGACCAACCCTGAATACACCGAGCGCCTCATCAATGCGGCCCTCAAAGACCAGACACCCCTCGACATCAGCGTGCATTGGGACGGGTACTATCCTGACCCAGAGGACGACGCGACCTTCCACGTCTACTTCAACGAGGACGAGACGGACTACGTCGTCTGGGATCGCGGCTCTGACCTCGACGTCGCCGAGCGCATCGGCAAGCAGGCCTACGCCCAGATCGACGGCTCCAACAGCCACGTCCTCTTGGCAGGCCTCATCATCGGCATCATTGAGGGCGACATTGCCGCAGGCAAACTGGGAGCAGAATAATGAACATCAACGCCATCCGCGCGGAGGCCCGCAAGGCCTTTGCCAAGCGCGATAAGCTCGAGGCCGAGCTGCGCGCCATCAATGAGCAATTGACCAGCCTCAAGAGGCAGTACATGATCGAGACCCACGTCTGGGGTCTACGACAAGAAAGCTTCCGACAGGAAGCAACCACAAAGGTAGCAGCATGACCACCAAGCAAGAACGTATCGCCGCAATCGACCTCGCCATCGAGCGAGGCGGCGGTATCGTCCGCTTCGCCAAGAGCATGGGCGTGACGCATCAGGCCGTCTATGCGTGGAAGCGTCGTGGCTGGGCACCTTTGGAAAAGGCCGTCGTGATGGAGGCCGTCTTCGGCATCCCGCGCGCAGACTTCATGAACCCTGACCTTGTCCGCACCCTTAACACGCCCAGCGCAATCGCCGGTTTGCTGTAAGCACTGTGGAGGGAGAAGAGGACATGGCAAGCGTAAGGGCAATTGCGCCCAAGCTGCTCGCACTGGAAGTGCCAGAGGAACTGCGTGCAGTCCCTGCGTGGCTCATCTGGCGCTTCGAGCAATACCAAAACGAACCCAAGCCGCGTAAGGTGCCCTACTGGACGGACGGCACGATCAGGCACGGCCAGCAAGGCTCGCCGACCGACCGCTCGCGCCTGACGACCTTCGCCTCTGCGCGCGACGCCGCAGCGCGCAAGGGCTATGACGGCGTGGGCTTCGCGCCCCTGCCGGACTTCGGCTACACCTTCCTCGACTTCGACCATTGCGTCGGGCCGAATGGTGAGATCCCGACCGAGATCGAGCACGTCGTCGCCCGCACGTACGCAGAGTACAGTCCGAGCGGACAAGGCATCCGCGCCGCCCTGAAGGGCAATCTGGGCAACCACAAAAGCCCCTCCACGCCTGACCGCTTCGGCTTCGAGACGTTCAGCTCATCCGGCTTTGTGACCTTCACGGGAAACATCCTGCCCGCCTGCGAGCTGATCGGCCTTGAGAACACTGTGGCCGACGTCGACCAGCGCACGGTCGACCTGTGCGAGGCCCGCTTCGGCTATGTGCAGAACAACGTGATCGACCCTGACGACTTCATGGCAGGCCGCGAACCCAAGCTGGGCCTGAGCATCGAGCGTATGCAGGAGCTGCTGGGCGCACTCGACCCCGACATGGGCCGGGAGGACTGGATTAAGGTCGGCATGGCCCTGCACCACGAGTGCGAGGGCGACGACACCGGCTTTGAGCTGTGGGACGACTGGTCGAGCGAGGGGTACACGTACCCATCCTCCGAGGCCCTGCGCGTCCAATGGGAGAGCTTCGAGCGGCGCAAGGGATCGAACCGCAGGCAGGTCACGATGGCCTCCGTCATCAAGATGGTGAAGGACCGCCCCAGTAAGGCGGCGAGCGCCCAAGAAGTGTCGGCCAAGGCCGATGCGCTCGTCGTTGGTCTGGAGGCCTCAGAGGGCGTGTACTCGCCTGCCGGATATACAGGCAAGTTCCCTGTCCTGTCTGCCGATGAGATGAGCAGCCAGAAGACGGCTGACTGGCTGATCAAGGGCGTCCTGCCTGCCGCAGACATCGTCACGATCTTTGGCGCGTCTGGCTCAGGCAAGAGCTTCATTGTGCTTGAGATGGCGGCCTGCATCGCCTTGGGCACGCCGTGGCGCGGGCGCAGGGTTAAGAAGGGCCGGGTTGTGGTCATCGCGGCTGAAGGCTCAGGCAGCTACGGTAAGCGCATCAAGGCGCTGGCGCAGCATCTGGGCGTGTCGCCGAAGGATCTCGACATAGGCGTGATCATCGTGCCGCCTAACCTCATGGAGGAGGGCGACGTGACCGAGCTGGCAGCGTCGATCAAGGCGGTCGGGGACGTGTCCCTGATCGTCATAGACACCTTTGCGCAGGTGACACCCGGCGCGAATGAGAACGGGGCAGAGGACATGGGCCGCGCCCTGTCCAACGTGCGCGTGCTGCGCACGGCCACAGGCGCAACTGTCGAGCTTGTGCATCACGCAGGCAAGGACGCGCACCGAGGCTCACGCGGCTGGTCAGGCATCCGTGCCGCCGTCGACGCCGAGCTGGAAGTGACGCGCGATGAGAACAGCGGCTCGCGTCAGCTCCGCACCAGCAAGCAGAAGGACGGCGAGGACGGCCTGAAGTGGGGCTTCAAGTTGGAGACGGTCCTGCTCGGCTTCGACGATGACGGCGATGAGATCACAAGCTGCGTCGCAGTTGAGGACGAGGTGCGCGCGCCGGTCGCTGGCGACAAGAAGGGCGTGAAGCGTCGTGGCCGCCTCGAGACGCACCTGCTCGAGGTCATGACGACCTTCGAGGCGGATGCAATTGTTCGCGCGGAGGATCTCATCCAGAAGGCTTGCGATATGTTACCACCGCCCGAACAGGGTAAGCGCGACATTCGCCGCCAGTCAATTGTCCGCGCAATTCAACAACTTAGCAAGGAAAAGGACGGCCCACTGCGGATGGAAAACGGGATTGTTATTTTTTACGAATAAATTTGCATAGGGGGGTTGCTATCTCAAATTGCAGCCCCTATATCCTTGTTTATCAGCAACACGGAGTAAGCAAATGTCTACCAACCCAAACACCATTGATCTCGCAGCCAACGTCGTTGACCGTCTTGGCGACATCAAGGCACAGATTGCCGAATTGAAGGCCGTCGAAGCCAACCTCATCAACCTCCTCATCAACAGCGGCGAGGGCGTCGTCGAAGGCGGCACCTTCCGTGCCACCGTATCGGCAGTCGCCGAGCGCCAGTCGCTCGACGCGAAGGCAGCCGAAGCCAAGCTCCGCGAGTTGGGCGTCGACGGTCGCTGGTTCAGCAAGAACCAGAAGACCACCAAGGGCTACACGACCGTCAAGGTCGTGGCGCGCAAGGCCTAATCTGATGCTGGGTATTCTCGCAGCAGAGTTCACGTCGCGGGGGCGCAATGCCCCCGCCACACTCTACATCAACCGCATCGTTGACGGTCGCCGGTCGAACGTCATCGCCTTTAACGTGAGCGGCAAGCGCGAAGCGCGCCAGCTCGCCAAGACCTACAACGCCAAGCCGTGGAACTTTTAATATGGACCGCAACATATACCGCATGTGCGAAGACAGCGAACTCATCAACGAGGCCGCTTATCGCCCCACCGCCGAACTGGCCGTCGTCCTTGGCGAACGTCTTCAGGACGTCGTGATCGAGATGGAGGCCGACATCTACGAGGCCAAGGAACGCGCGAATGATTTTGAGATCGACGCCAACCGCCTCGACGACAAGGTCTACCAGCTCCAGTCCGAGATCGCACGGATGGAGAGCATCATCGACGGCATGGCCGCAGAAATCAAACACCTGAAGGAGACAGCGAAGTGATCAAGATTGAAGTAACCGGCAACAGCATCCCCGAAGTGGCGGACAAGCTGATCGCCATCGGCCACAGCCTGCGCAACACGGCGATCAACGACGCCGACAACAGCGCCCGCGAGGTCATGCAGGCCAAGCGCGAGGAGATCTTTCAGCCAACGGTGGGAAACGTCCCGTCGGAAGTTGTCTCCTCTGGGGAGACGGAAGCATCTCCGACTGCGCCGTCTGGGCCGGAGCCGGAAGCCCCGACTACTGGTGAGCCGCTCAACTTCGAGCTGGACGTGGCACCCGTCGTGCTGCGCGCCGTTGCCACCAAGACCAAGTCCTTCGTGCAGGACGTCCTGAGCGAGTTCGGCAGCACACGCGCTTCTGAGCTGGACCCAGCGCGGTGGCCTGAGCTGATTGCGCGTCTCGAAGGCGAGATGGCCTAATGGCGCACGCAAAGCTCAGTCCGTCCGGCGCGCACCGATGGATGGCCTGCCCCGGCAGCGTCGTCCTCGAGGCGGCCTTCCCCGACGAGAGCAGCGTCTACGCCCGTGAGGGCACCGTGGCGCATGATCTAGCATCGCGCGTGCTCGACGGACCCTTTGGTCCCGCGCAGGCGTATGTGGGTCAGACCCTCGTGGTTAACGATCACGGCGACGTTGTCCATTGGCCCGTCACGCAGGACATGGCCGATTACGTGGACGATTACGTCAAGCTCGTCCGTGACCTGTCCAAGGGCAAGACGCTTCTGGTCGAACGAAAGGTGCCGATTGGCCACCTGACCGGCGAGACGGGTGCCACAGGCACGAGTGACGCCATCATCATCGACACGGCCAACGACAACCTGACCATCGTCGATCTGAAGTACGGCATGGGCGTCAGCGTGGACGCGACGGGCAACCCGCAGCTCATGATGTACGCCCTCGGCGCGCTGGAGGAGTTCAGCCTTCTCAACGACTTTAAGACGGTCAGCATGTACATCCACATGCCGCGCCTGAACTATGTCGGCGAGTACCACGTGTCCGTTCAGGAGCTGCTCCAGTTCGGCTACGACGTGAGCGCCGCTGCTGGCCACGTCCGGTTGGCCGAGAGCCTCGACCTGACGGCAGGCGACGATCTGTCAGACGGCTTCTTCAACCCCGGCGAGAAGCAGTGCCGCTTCTGTAAGGCCAAGTCGACCTGCCCCGCCCTGCGCGCGGAGGTGACTGACCTTGTGGGCGGAGCCGCCACACTCGATGAGTTCATGCCGGAAGTGCCAGACATGCAGACGGGCGATAACTACCTGTCTATGGCTATGGCAAAGGTCGGGCTGGTCGAGGATTGGTGCAAGGGCGTCCGGGCCGAGGTCGAGCGCCGCCTGCTGGCAGGACAGAAGATCGACGGCTTCAAGCTTGTGGAAGGCCGCAAGGGCAACCGCAAGTGGGCCAATGAGGCGGAGGTCGAGGCCCTGTTTAAGTCGTTCCGCCTGCGCGCCGATGACATGTACGATAGGAGCTTGATTTCTCCGACAAAGGCGGAGAAGCTGTTCAAGAATAACCCCAAGCGGTGGGAGAAGGTTGAAGCCCTGACCTCCCGCAGCGATGGGAAGCCATCTGTGGCATTTGCCTCGGATAAGCGGTCAGCAATGACCGTTCAATCGGTCGCTGATGATTTCAGCGATCTTCTTAAAACTGCAAACTGAGAACTGGATAATTTATGGCTACACGTATCATGCTCAAGGGCATCACTCTCGCGTTTCCTGCTCTGGCGGAACCGCAGGCATTTGGCGAAGGCGAACCAGCCTATGGTGCCAAGTTCCCGATCAAGCCCAACAGCGAACAGCAGAAGGCCATTGAGGCTGCCATGCTGGCCGAGGCAACGGAAACTTGGAAGGACAAGGCCGACAGCGTCCTGAAGATGCTGGCAGAGGATGGCAAGCTTGCCTTCGTGAAGAAGGTTTACCGCTCGAAGAAAACGGGTGAAGCGTATCAGGGTTTTGAAGGCGCGCACTACCTGTCCACACGCAATGCCAAGACGCAGCCAACCGTCTACAACGAATATGGCGATGAGCTGAAGACCAAGGGCGACATCGAAGCCAAGGCCTTCAGCGGGGCGCTTGTCAACGCCTCGGTTGAGATCTGGGCACAGGACAACAAGTGGGGTCGGCGCATCAACTGCTCCCTGCGCGGTGTCATGCTGACGGGCGAAGGCGAGAACTTTGGCGGTGGCTCAAGCCCAGCGTCGGCAGATGAGTTCGCGTCTCTTGCCAAGGCTAAGGCAGACGCGGCAGACCTGCTGTGAGCGGAGCCGGTCACAACAGCGTTCCAGCGGATGAGCTTCGCCTCCTGATTGAGCGCATTGAGCGCATGGAGGAGGAGAAGAAGGGCGTCGCCGACGACATCAAGGACATCTACACCGAGGCGAAATCTCGCGGCTATGATCCGAAGATCATGCGCCAGATCGTCCGGCTCCGGGCGATGGACACCGACAAGCGCAAGGAACAGCAGTCGCTGATCGACGTATACGCTTCAGCTATTGGCCTTGACCTAGTCTAGTGTTAATATAAGGGTGCGGTGGTTGGACGCTTCGGCGTCGGTTGGAAGCAGCCACCGCACCCTCCTTTCTGGCGGGTCGTGCCGCGCATCGGGATGTCCCTCCTGTTGCTGATAACTCGCGCGGCACGA